TAGTGCCGGGGTTCATCGTACGCACAATAAAAGCCGCCGCAGGCCCACCATGTCCGACTTCGCCGGGATTGTGTTCTTCCGACGTATAACTATTAAAGCCGACCGATTTGCATTTAATGGCCCGCTCGATCACCGCCTCGCTAATACCCCGGCCGCTTAAATACGCCTTTACCTGGGCGGACTGCTTAATGCACTTGCCGGCGACAAACTCCGCCAATGACACCTTGGCTTTGGGCTTATCCGGCGCCGCTCGTTGCGGCTTGGCAATGTTGTACTGATCTTGGAGCCATTCGATAGCCGCAGCCACCTCCAGCCCTAAGATATACATCACCAAGTCAATGCAAGTGCCGCCGGCATGATCGCCGCTACCACTCCAATCCTTCCAACGTTGCTCGCCGTTACGGGTATAGACCGACAGGCTGGGGGTTTTATCATCATGGTGCGGGCTTTTGTAATTGCCCTTACCGCCGGGCCGCTGCAAGCCCAACCGGACTGCCAGATCGTGCAGGTCGATGGTGTTTTTTAGGGTATCTATAGACATAGTCAGTACTTTATTAGCCCCAGTTCCCTGCATACACTTTTCGGCAATGACACACTCACTGACGCATCAAAGGTGGCCTTTAATTCTTTAAAAGTGGCATCCTGACTCAGCAATTGAGCTAATCCAGGTTGATTGGCTTTTATCCATTCCCAAACCGGCCGCTGCTTTGCGGCAGGCAGAGAAGACAAATTGACATCGATGCAGGGCTCTGCCGGTTCGGTTATCGAAGGTGCGCTATCAGCCACTCTGGCATGCTTAGACAGCCATTTATCTAACCGCCCTTGTTCGAAGTCGGCGGCGTATTGTGCGGAGTTGTAGTTATATTTATCCGCCATGGAAAACCTCGCTACGTCCACAAATCACCCTATGCGCATACTCTTTTATAAAAATAATCCGCCGTGCTACCTTAACGGCGTGGTCATGAGCACCCAGCAGGGTGTATCCCTGGTTCATACAAACCAGTCCAATACGCACACAGGCATTAACTTCAAAGACGTTTAAGCCCATCCCGGCGACAGCATCAGCAATGTGAATCGCCAGCCTTTTCTGGCGATCGCTGTCCGAAACGGGTAACTGAATAACAATCGGCGCAGTGTCTGTTTTAGATGATTGAATAGGAACAATAACCATCAGCCCACCTCCCGCATGACTCGCTGCAACGTGGCTTTATCCGGCTGGGTATAAATCGCCGTGCTATTGATGCTTTTATGCCCCAGCGTCGCCATAGCAATGCCGCGCGGATCTTGTGCCGTGCTTTCCTGCATAATGCGCATGGCCAAGGTGTGGCGTAGCCAGTGCGGACTAAAACCGGTTAACCCGGCCAGCTCGCCCCAATGCTTGGCACGATTCTGAAAGGACCGGATGCTCATACCGTTGTGTTCCCGGCTCATCACCAGCGGTCCATCGGATTGCTCCGGATGCCCCATATCGCGGCGGACTTTCAGTAAGCGTTTTAGGGCTGTTTCAGCTTGCTTGCCCAGGTAGATTTTGTAGGCGACACGGCCTTTATTGATCTCGCCGCGAATCGTTAAGCGCTTCTCCGTCAGTGCCAATTGGGCATCACCCACGGTTAGCCGGCTTAACGTGCCGATGCGTATGCCGGTCATCCTTAGCAGCAGCATCCATGCCGCATCACGTTGGGCCTCAATGCTGCTATTTTGTCTAACAGTTTGGAAAAGTTTCTTTTCTTCAGCAGGCGTTAAAAAGCGTTCCATAACTTTGCGTGTTTTGTCGCTTTCAGTTTTTACCTTTACTCTGGCATTCGGAGCTTTGCGCAAGCGCTCTATTATTCTGTGATTAATGGCTGACATGTCATCCTCCTATTGCTTACGGAAAGTCGGTCCGGCGTGAACAAACGTGTTCTCACCGGATGCTGTCATACGCTGAATGTCAGCTTCGACCTGCTTGAGGGGAACTCCTAGCTGCTTGGCGATTTGCTCGGCGCTGTACAACGGTTTTCCATCTTCACTGACATACATTGCCTCCGGCAGTAAGCCCATTTCTTGCGCTTTTTCGTGCATGATCTTTTTCAGATCGTCAGGGGCATACTCCATCATTTGGCAAATCCACTGCATAGCAACCGGATTGCCAAAGCGTTGATTCTCAGGCAGCCGGTTCAGCTCCTCGTAGGCTTCCACGAGTTTTGGGTGTTGTTTTGGGCGGCTCATATTTCACCGCCTCGGTCGTATTCAAAATAGGTTTTGATATTAGGCATACTATTCTCCTCGGCTCCAACGGCACTTGACGTGATAGTGTCGCCATTGCGCCCATAGCTTCTCAAACCGCTTATCTTCATTGGCAAACGTCATTTGCGGCTCGATGTTGAGTTCAATTCGCCCTCTGATCACCACCAACGCATGACTGTAAAGCTTTTCATCTAACCGATTCAGATCGACAATATCCAACTGAAATTCAGAACCGTTATAAGTACTCAGCAACACTTGGGCGCAGACACCAGAACCGCCGCAATCTTTCTGAGCGAACTTCATTAACGCTTCTACAGACTGAGCGTATTGCTCGAAAGTGATGATTTCGCTTAAATGTGGATTAATGCTCATCGGTCAACGCCTCCAGCCGATTTAAAAACTCCAGTCCAGTGCTGACTGAATTGAAAAACTCCTTACGTACCGCTTGATATTCCTCCAGTGTTACCCGTTGGTCGTTCAGTACCTCGGCGACTACTGTAGAAGTGCGGCCGATCTTGGAATGATAGTTTGCGTAGGAGGTCAGAATTTCCAGATCACTGACCCCCTCAAAATTGCCGAGCGGCACAATGGCATGATTCAGCACCGCCGCTTCGGCCGCCAGCACTCTAAAATCTTGCGTGGTATTTTGGATAGCGACGGCTTCTTTAACCGTCAAGTGATGGTGTTCCATGGCCGGATTGGCTTTGTTCGCCAACGTGCCAGGGTTCATATTGACCAACGGCGCCAGCTGCGTAGCGCCGCCTTTTTGGTCGTGGATCAGGCCGTAAATGGCCCTGTCTAAAGTGTCAAACATGTGAAGCCTCGTCTCAAAACAACATTGTTTTTTAATCAAGGCGCTGGTTAACATAATAGCAAGTCAGGTAGACTTGCTATTGAGGTCCGTAGAAGGTATGTTACAAAACCAGTGCCTCATCAGTACTGTCAGCAGTTGGCGCTGTTGGCAGTACGCTTTTAATTCCGCTTTATTTTTCCTCGGTTTCCCCCTCCTTCTCTGCATAGTAGTTGATCAAAATCGCTACGGTTTGCATGGTGATCGTGCGCCCGTCATTCGCGGCATCCCGCTTTATCTGCTCATGGATAGACTTAGGGATCAGCAATGCCCTGACCTGCACTTTATCTTTGCCCTCATAAGGCGCATAATTGACAATCATTTTTTTATCCTCATAAAAATTAATTTGTTTGTGTGGATGACATTATTTTTCATATAAATATGAAAGTCTATTTATTTTGCATAAATTTATGAAATTATCTGATCGAATCGCGCAACTCAAGGCCTCCAGGCCTGTGTCCTACTGGGAGAGGCAGGTAGGTATTGCGCGCGGAAATTTAGATAGAGCGCTTAAAGACGACAAGTTGAGCGATGAAAATATTCGCAAATTGTGCAAATGGGAAAATGCGCGCGCAGATTGGTTGTTGCTCGGCTCCGGGGCTCCCTATCAAACAGCCACTTTCAATACCGATCATGATCTATCCGATCAACTAAACGCCTATCTTATTGATGAAGCGGAAAGCCGGACGTTAACCGTCGTTACCCGGAAATCAGACGATCTACCGTGTGCGGTGGTGCTGACTATGCCGGGTCAGTATCAAGCCGGCAAAGCTATGGTTGATTACACTATCTTGGATGTATTGGTCGGGCCGATTGGGCTCTATAGCCGAGGAACCATCAAGGACGGAAGTTGGCGGAAGCGGCAACAAGTGACGCTGGACGATGAGGTAGTGGAAAGTTTGTGCAAAGGCGGCATCGGGACCTATGCGCTAATGCTCGATCCGGGCTATTTAAAAGCCGCTGGGCCGTTGGATGATCAAACCTTGGCCGACGTTGCCGAAGAGTCGGCAGGCTACACAGTGCCGCTGACACCACCCGAACAGCGATTGCTGACAACCTACCGAGCCTTGCCCAATGATGACCGCCATCGCTTGCTTGCGATTGCCGACACGCTAAAATCGTGCGCCGGTTAAAGCGCCGCTGACATTGGCGTTGATTTGTGAGATATTTGACGTGCTGAGAGGGTCGCATAATGCGAAACTTAATCGCGTATTGAGTAAAAGCGTACCGCTCATCGTTTTCTAAGTCGTCGTTTTTATCCAAATATATCCGCCGTTCTGAACTACCACAAAATAATTTCCATCCCCAGAAATGCAACAACCCAGAGTAACAGCTCCTGTCATTGAAATATCTTGTCGAACAAATGAACTTCCGCTGTCAGTAGATGTTAATACGAAATTGGTTTGATACCCAGTGCCAGAGTCATAATCATATCCTACGATAATTATTTCAGTTCCATCATCCGATATATCCCCATCAAACCAGTTTCCATCAGCATTCGGGTGGGATAAGCCAAGATCACTGAACGAAGTACCCCCATTAGAAGATATATAGGCTTTTTTAACGCTAGGGGTGGTATTAAGGTCCCCAAGTAATAAGATTTTACTGCCATCATAAGACAATTTAGGGTCCCATCTTATGTAAGCGTTAGGCGGGGATAATTGGGAAAAAGAAGCTCCTGAATTAGATGATCCCCATAATATACCACTGGTATTTGATGCTACTAAAATCTTGGAACCGTTACCAGAAATTCCGGCTTTCGCCCACTTCAAAGACCCAGCTCCAGTTTGTTGCCCCCATGTTACACCGTAATTTGTTGAAACCCTGACATAATGATTAGCTGTGATTCCTCTGACATGAATCATTACTTGCCCGTTAGAGGACATACCAACACTTCCAACAATATCACTAGCTCCAGCGTTAGTTGCCGCATTTGCAAAACTGCTTCCAGAATTTGAAGATTTAGTGGGTAATGCGTAAATATGTTCAGCTAATAAATAAACTCCATCATCTGACGCAGCCATTTGTTCGGAATCTTGATTTATAGCTGTTCCCGCAGACCAAGTAGTTCCAGACCGAGTAAATTTAGAAGCCATTCCTGTTGACGAATTAGGTACAATTAATATTGAACCATCAGTATTTATAGTTGGTTTATGCCACCCAGACGCTCCAAAAGATGATTGCTGTACAAAAGGACTCCCTCCCGCACCAGATACCTTCTTTCTACTTGCTGCAATCAGCAGCTGAAAAAAAAAGTCCATCATAGCCCTATTTCCTCTCTTAATTCAGGAACCGTATAAGGCATTGGCCCAAAATTACTAAAGTCTAAATCTGGTTCTGAATAAACTGAAAGCGCTTCTTTTCTGGCATAGTATTCAGACCAAATACTTCCAATCCAGGAAGTCACGGCGATGGCTTTTACTTTTTGCTGTATCACTCCGACCGTCAACATTGCAGTTGCAGAACCAGAGATATACTTCTGTTCATAAGAGGTCGCCGCTTTCCAGAGTTGCTCACGCTGCTCTTCTAGTATCTGTAGACTATCAACATCTATTTCCTCTTGTGATCTTTGGTTAATTACCCAAGTCTGCTGCCATACAGCATTACTAAAAGTAGGGGTGCCTTCTGTTATGTATTGGGTCAGCGTGTCTATTTCAGGGATAGAAGTTTCACTTACCAATACCCAGCCGCGTTCTGTTAAATATTCACAACCGTTTAAATCGACTTGCAAACAAACGTCAGGATAAAAACTACGCAATTCTCGCTCACTATTTGCCCTATTAATAATAGTGTTATTAGATATCTGTATAAAAATCATAACAGTACTCCATAAATTGTAGTTCCTCCGTCTTTCTGCCAGAACATAAAACTATCCAACCCGGATGTTTTAAGAGTTGTTTCCCCACCCCTATCAGCTAAATAGGTAGAGAAAGACGTTGTATACGCATCGTTTTTAAGCTTCCAATTTACAACACCAGCAAATGCCAGTGTTCCCAGCCCCATATTGTCAACATCGACGCGGATATAAGAGCCGTATGACGTAGCAGGCCAGTTTGAAAAAGCCCAGGTTAATGTGTAAGCGCCGCCGCAAGTCAGGCTTTGAATACAGCCATCCGTGTGATCAAACGTAACAGTTGATGTTGAATTGATTGATCCTTTAGCGTTTACTTTAACCGCACAGTCTACAAAATTAGCGCGAGATAACAACTGATCCGACATAATGACAGCCCCGGTAAACGTAGCTCCGGATAGCAGTGCGTAGTTAGCGAGATTACCGACAATTTTTTGTATCGCCTGCAAAATGGAGTCTGAAGCTGATACGGTACCGGAACCTACCGAAAACCCTGTTAAGACATCGTTAATCGCTGTGCCCGCTGCCCTGTATATTGGGTCAAAATAAGCCTTTAGTGTCAGCTTAAGGTTTAGCCATGACAGTTTTTTTAGTACGCCACCAGCAGCGCTATCCGATAGCCCAAATTGATCAGCATCAACGGGCTCTACCTTGCTGGTGGCGCCGCTTATTAATGCGCCGACTGAAGCTGTTGTAGCCCCGCCACCAGCGACCTCGCGGAATGTTGCGACGCCGTCGGAGACCGAGACAACCCGCCAAAATGTTTCGTCAGCTAATTTCGCCTCTTTGCCCACGTCTGCAGCACTATAAGTATGCGCATCACGAAGCGCTGCATCGTCAAACTCCCAGTTATGCAGCGCATGGTTCTCGCCCAGTGCAATTGCGCTATGTAATGTCATTGTTTAATACCTCGTGTAAATTAAGTCGCCGTTACTGTCGGTCAGAAAATTCGGCATTTTGTTATCGCCAACGCCATAAATGATGTCTTCATTAAAACCGCCGGCCATCAGTGGGATAAGGGTGCTCGACGTCCCCCAAATTAAGTCATTATCCGAATTCGATTTCTTCATTAGCGCTTGCCCTTTTGTGCCACCCTCAGGCACTAGCCAATCATTTATGACGGTGGTGCTAATCTCAGTTGAATACACGGTTCCGGCCACGCCAAACGCATCAACACCCTGAAGCCTGACATACCAAATACCGTCGACCGTGACCGGGAACGAGGTCACGCGGTCGGCGGTCTCGCCGACCAAAGTCGCTTCGGAAGGCGTAAAGCCTTCGGTTTGGCTGGCGTAAATGCGCGTGTACGTGTAATCCGGATCGCTGGGCTGAACGTAGGTTACGAAAATGGATTTAATAGCGGGCGTTAGCGTGACTGCACCGAAGTCGGTTGGCGGCGGGTTGGTCGCTGTTAAGCTGGACTCTTGGCTGTAACGACCGTAAAAATCGCGGGCCCGAACTTTTGCGGTGAAGGTCCTGCGTGGGCCGCCGTCTGCGCTGTTTTTTTCAAAGGTGTAGGTGTAATAATTTTCGGTGACGTATTCGGTGCGCAATAGCGTGGCGCCATTGAAGATACGTATTTCAAAGTCTCTAAACCAAGGCGATTGACCGCCCTGACCAGTGGCATAACTGGTGCTGCCCAGCACGGTATCGGCATCGGTCGACCAGCTGAACAGCGCGTCACGGCCGGTAAAATCAGTGGTTCCATTGGGCAACGTCAAGTTAGTGATCTGTGCGGCTCCGATCGCGTAGAGTTCGCCCAGCTCGCTACTCACGCTGATCGATGTTGAGTATTTGCCGGTTATGTTGACTGCCGCCAGGGTGATCTCGTAAGTACCCGTAAACGGGTTGTCGATACGATACGACTGTCCAGCAATCTCGCGTTCAAAAACCTGCGTGCCGTTAAATTTATAACTCAGGCTATAGCCACGCAAAAGCGGATCGTTTGAAGCGGCCCAGCTGATGTCGATATAGCGCCGCAGGCCTTCAAGCCCCGTGTAAATGCCTTCGCTGGTTTGCAGGCCGGAAGGCGGTATGACGCCGCTGACGATGTAGGGATTATCCGGCAATGCGTCCAGATCGGCAGTATCGTCGATTTCAGCAAATTTACCGGGTGCGTACTGAGTCGCCGAGATCGTGTAAAAGCCGCTGCTCTTATCTTCATTTTCGGCTATGCCTAAAATCCGGAATAATTGTCCGACGGCTAACGGGTCGTAAACGATCCATTCCATTTCCGGCTCCGGCGCTTCGGCAAAGGCCGGGTTAATGGTCAGCGTAGTGTAAGCAGATCCGGAGGCATTGGTAATGGCCGAGTCCCATAAGGAGCCGTCATTACCGATGACAGCCAAGCGATAACCGGTATTGTTCGCCAAGGCGACGGGCGCATCCAATTTTATAACGTTGGTCGCCGATCCGCTTGATATGCGCCCCCCCATGCGCTGTCCATCCGTGCGCAATGGATCGGCTATACCGATAATGTCGCCGGGCCGGTCGTTGATACCGCCCAAGCCGGTTGAAAATGTCACAGAGTCGATTTCTTCGCGGCTGGTGATGAGCAGCCGCTTGCCTCTTCTATGCGCCTCTCCGCGCGATGTACAGCCGATGGCTGTTTCGGTTTTAGGCCGCCAGTTATAGCGATCAATACCGGGAAAATCTTCGACGTACTCAGGCGTCAGTCGGTATTGATCGGTCGGATCATTGTACTGAATGAATGCAGCGGTGTAACGGGTTTGGCGGGCGGTTCCGGCGTAAACAAAGCGGCCGCCGACGACGTTGGCCGGCAAGTAGAGCGAGGTAACCGGCTTAGGCGCATCTTGGGTCAGGTAAACTGCTTTTCCATCCCAAAGCGCCTGCGCATCGAAAATACCCGCTATCGCCTGGATCAATTCATGAGCGCCGGTTTGGGCCATAAATTGCGCATCGATAGAGTAGCGGGGCTCATAACCGCCATTACCGTCGGGTACTAATTCATCACAGCGTTTGGCAATCTGATAAATCGCCCATTTGTCCTGATAGGCCGGATTGATGTCGTCGCCTAAACCAGCGCCGGCCGTGGTCAATAGATGATACAAAAACCACGCCGGGTTCCGGCACCAGGACTTAACCAGCGTGCCGTTCCAGTCGGCGCCGGTATAGGTCCGGGCGACGGGATCATAGACGGCGACATGCGGCACTTGAATCAACCAACCTCTCAGTAAGTAGCTGCGTACCGGGATTGAGCTAAAATAGCGGGTATCAAAGGTTAAACGGCAATGCGGAATATTCGGACGGCGCAACTTGGCGTAGGTCAGCTTATCGTAGCCGGTCCAGCGGAAGGCCGAGTTTTCGCCATTGGCGGGATCAGCGGATAACCGTGACATGCGGATGTCATAACTGGTGGCCGTAGCGGAAAAGGCTCTCAGGTTAATGTGATAGCTGCGTTGGTACGGTGATTCGGTTTTATCCGAGATGACATCCCGGCCTAATAAATCAGCATCGGCCCAACTGCCGCCCGCGGGCCGCACTTCGATTTTAAGCCTTACGGTTGCCGCTGTCCGGTCTCCGTTGGTCGTGTCTTGCACCATCAACGCGGCAAAGGTGACGGTAATGCGCACGGCATCGGTCGATGGGTCGATAATGGTACGAGTAATCGGTGTGCCATGAACGACCGGCACATCGACGACAATCGGCGAGCCGACGCTATCATCGACCATGCCGGGGATATAGGTTTGATCCTGAGTGCCTAGGCGATAATCGAACGTCACCCCCTGAAAATTAAGAACGCCGTTGCTCTTGATCGGCGTACCGTCGAGATAGACATGCTCTAAAGGGTCGGCTCCGGGAAACCCGGCAATCTCGCCCCATCCCCAAGCTTCGACAATCTCGACAATCGCCTGTGACCGAGTAGAATCCGGAGCGATAATCGGGGCGCGCGCAGCTGAGCCACCGCCGCCACCGCCGCCTGCACCACCGATCATAGTGCGTTGCTTATTCATATCGGAATATCCTGAACGTGGATTTGGCTGGACAGCACGATAGAACCGCACAAAAACTCGCCGGCAATAATGGGGTAAGGATGACCGGCACGGACGACGTTGACCGGGCCGTTGCTGATGAATGAGGGTTTGCTTTCGTAGCTTTCGGTATTGGCGGCGCTGACGGATTGTTTAGGACTTGTGATGAGGTTGGCCAGGGCGGAAAAGGCCATTGATAGGCCGATGTTAATGATGGCTGTAGCTGCAACTACGGCAAATGACGTAGCGGTAAAACCGACGGCGCCTACTGCCTCAAACAACGCAAGGACAGCAACGGCTGGAATATCACCGCCCGCCCGCGGCACGATCATCAGTATTTCATCGCCCCACGGTGCTGAGGTATTATCCAGGGTCACTTGACGGATCAGCTCCGGGTTATGCTCATCAAATAAAATCGCTAGGTAATCGCCAGCATCCGCAGCTTGCAGAAATCCGGGACGGTTGGCATCAATCGCTCGCAGCGCTTCGCCGGGTGTTTTGACATCCAACTCCCACTCAGCTTTGAAGCCTTGCAAATCGCCAAACAATCTCACTTTTTTCATAGTCACCACCAGCGGATAGTGTTAATAAACTCAGGCAACGCTCTGAGCAGTATTGCAGCGCCAATACAGAAGATTAGCCAGCCGCTATAGGGCACATCCAATTTAAACCCATCTTGATGATTCCAAATTATGCGCATTCGTCTATAATCGTCTTTAAGTTTCATGACCTAGTTTGGTAGATTGTGGAAATTAAAAACCCTCGTCAGATGGCCGTCTGTCGGGGGTTTTGTTTTTTAGGGCTGCGGCTGGGCATACCTCAGGTAGCAATGAGTCGCTTGCCGCCAATACTGTCCGTACATCTCAACGCGCGAGGGCGTACCGGTTCTGGGGTGGTGCAAAATGCGACTATCGCCGTAATAAATGGCGGCATGATTAGGACAAGGTCCGCCCAGCTGCATAATAACCAAGTCATTCGGCTGCAACTCGTCGACGACTGCAAAGCCTTGAGCTTTAAAACCGTTAACAAACGCGTACAGGTTGTCAGTGTTCAGCCACCATTCCCACGCCTTACGCTCACCGTCGTTGATAATCACACCCAGTTCGTGCCGGTAGTAATCGGCAACCAGGCTTAAGCAATCCATCACGCCGTAAACAAAATCGCGGCCTTCATAAGGGGCGGGCAAGATGCCTTTGGGCGTGTAGGTGTGGATCTGCTCACCGGGATAGCTAATAATCAAATACGGCACATTACAGCGTTCGGCGCTGGCAATGTCTGCGGCGGATGGCTCGGGACTTCGGTTAGGGTGACTGTGATAGACCGCAGCAATGTGGTCCGCATGAGCGGCATAGATCAGTGGATCAATCAAAAAGGATTGCTCCGGCTCATGCGATATGTTGGCGCACTCAAGCACTTGGTAGCCGTAGCCGGTTTTTAAGATCAGGCCGCAGGCTTCCTGCGGGAATCCACGCGCGGCGTGAGCGATGATTTGTTGCAAGATAAGATCGTCCATTACACGCTATTCCGTCCTAACCCTGGATTGCCGCCGTAATCAAGCGGCTCATTAGCGCCAAAGCGCAACTTACAATCCGACATGCGCTTACCGCAGACATCCAGCCCCGCGCTGGCAACGGACACACCGAAGCGATCAAACCATTTGGTTGAGTCCGTGCCCGGCCAAGAGCAGCCGGAACCGCCTAATATCGATTTATAGCGATGCGGGCAGCCGGTGGCGACGGCGATCATGCCGGGCAACTGCTTATCTAAAAAATCCAGCGGGCTGGATAGATCAAACTTTACCGTGTCGCCTTCGCCCACTCGCTGTTCGATCAGGTAATAGTCGTCTTGATATTCGCCGATGTCGGACAGTACGTAGCTGGATAAAGTGCGTCGACGGCGAACGGTAGCGCCGACCATATCTTGATAAAGCCTACACAGCTCAGTGATGTAGCGATTGACGTTGCCTAGCTCTACACTGGGCCTCGGTGACGAACCTGTACCGCGTTTGTCGATGCCGGTGACGTGGATCGGCCAAGGCGTGTAAGTATTGCCTTGGTAGATGATCGGCTGGCTGTTAGCGTCAACATAGGGCGTAATGTAAAAAACCTGCCCGACGCCAATGGTGTTGAGATCGATGCTATACAGATTGATCTCAGCGGTCGGCGTGAGTTTGTGGCTGTCTTTTTTTAGGCTCATGGCTCAAATACTTGGTAGATCGATGCCGTTAAGCGATGGTTGTTATCGTCCACTGGGGTGGGGTCCCATTTATCGCACACATATTTCTTTACGGTCGCCGCATAAGGTGACTGCCAAGTAAATGTCGCCACACCGCCCAAGCCGTCAAAAAAGGCCAGCAGGCTGGTAATCTCAGCGTCAGTCAGTTCATTCCAGTTTAAAGTCCATTTATCCGGATTCGCATTTAAGCCATCGGCCACGCGCTGTTCGTAGTTATCGCCAAAACCGATTTTTCGAACTTTAGGTTGTTTGCTCAGGCTGGATGAATAATCCGGTTGAATCGGCAAATCAGCCATCACACCTCCTCGATGGACATACCCGGCAGGGTATACACCGCGTTGTCATCCGGAACGTTATAAAAATTGAAGGTTCGGCTAAAGTCGCCGGTAAATCTAACATGCACATCGAATTCAAAGCCGGCACGCAATACAGCGCCGTTGGCCGGAGCGCCGGCAAAGGTGACGATGCCGGTGGTGGTGTTGACCGTCCAGCCGTTGTCTTGCGCTACGCCGTTCACATAAATTTGCACGGTGCCGGCGACCGGCTTGGTGATGATGCGGTCCTGAGTATCGCCGTTCGGTTGATAACGCTTAATCAGCTGAAACTGGGTTAATACGCCGTTGCCGGTGCCGCCGCCCAGGATGCCTTGATCGTTTGTGCCGTTGTAAGTGGTCGCAAAATCGCCCCAGTCTTTAAGCCTGAAGCGCTGTAAGCCCCTGCGTCGCGCCCGCCAAAAGGCTTGCAAATAATCCAGTTCAGCGCGCAAGACTTTGCGGTTGCCGACCTGCCATTTACCCTTGATGGTGTACTGACTGATGTTACCGATGGCGCCGGCCGTGATAACAGGCAGTCGCTGGCCGCGCACGCTGTAAGTCGCGGTGGACTGGTAATCGTAGTTCAGTTCCAGGCATTGTTCGCTATCGAGAAACATCGTTTACCCCCGTTGCTTGAACCATTGGTCTATCAAGCCGCCAGCGCGCAGTTCGGTGGTAATTGTTTGGCGCACCGAGGTAGTGACCAGATTTCCAAGTTGACCGCCCATGTTGCTATCATCGGCATTATTGCTATTGCTGATGACGTTAACCTGAGCAGTAATGTTAAAGTCCGCCGAAGTGGAGACGGAGGCATCCGTCGACTTGTTTTTTAGATTGTAGCGATGGCGTGGGTCGTTTCGCGTCAAAACCTCTTCATCATCTAGCGCGATAATGGGCACCTCGTTGGGCGCTAAACCAGGAATACCGCCGCTGTGATAGCGCGTTGCCGCGCTAAATATCGCAGGATCGGCGGTAATCATGTTCGATGCATGACCGACAAGGCCGCCGCTGTGTTTTGTTTTTATCCACTGAAAACTACTCATTGTGTCTGAGAAAGCCGCACTATTGCCATTAGCAACAGAGGTCGAAGCACTGCTGGTGGCCCCGCTACCAAAAGCGCCACCTACAGCGCCCACCACCCCGGAAAATAAGGCACTGAGTAAGCCGCCACTAGCGTTATCTTTCCCGTAATTTTTGCCCAGTAAGGATTCAAAGATTTGCGCTGAAGCCGCCTCGGCGACCATCCGTTGCATAATTTTGGCAAAATTGGCGCCCATGCCCTCAATGCCGTTTTGGAAGGGATCGAATAGGAAATCAGCAAAGGCGGACTGCATATTATGGGCAGCCTGGATGCTGAATTCGGATAGGCTGTTAGTGCCTGACTTTGCGGGGTCAATAAAGTAATCGTTATAGGCCTTACCCAACTTATCGGCCTCAGCTTTGAATTGCTCGGGTGTGATTAGCCCTTGGTCTAATTGATCCCGTGTTTTAGCCAGCGCGTCATTAAAGCCGCCTTGTACGTCACCATGCGTTATTAACTCAGCATTGTTTTTGCGTAACTCATCCGTGGTATTGGCGTCTTTAACCAGCTGATCCCACATAGCTTGCTGGCGCTGGATGAGGGTGGTTTCTTTATCCAGCGTACGCACTTTCGCTTCAATCGCAACCCGCTCTTCATCGGTGGCTTTTGCGGCAAGGCTGCGTACCTTCGTTTGAATAGCTTGTTCATTGTCGGACAGTTTTAGCGCGGCCAGTTCAAAGTTCAGTTGCTCGACGTTTTTGGCGACGGCTTCACGTTCAGAGGCGTAAGCCTTGTCCGCTTTCTTCGCTTCGCTGCTCGCTGAACTCGCCGCTTTAGCGGCATCTTTGTGGCTTTGACTTAATTTTTCATTAGCATCCGACAGGGCTAGCGCATCCGTCAGACCCTTGCCGCTCAATCCTTGAGATTCCAGTAACTGCTTCGTGTAATCATGCTGTGACAGCGTTAGTTTTTTATTGGCGTCCGTCAGTTTTGCCAGCACTTCAGTTGTTGTTTTGGCATTTTCCTCCTTTTTTATTAAAGCTTGCGTACCTGCCATTTCTGCTTCATGCTTAGCTTTTTCGTCGGCTGCCTGCTTATCCTTTTGCGCGTTTTCGGCTCGCAGCTTATCCTTTAGGGCCGCTATCTCCATAGCCGCAGCCTTAGCGTCGTATATCTCACCAGAGCCAATAAAACCTATAGCTTGGGTGGCACCCTTTGCAACCGTATTCATGCTGTTAAAGGTTTTTAGACGTGCTTCAGCATGAGCAAGCTGATCGGTTAGCACCGTACTCATGTTTCGGGACAGCATATCCAGACTACGGGCGGCACTATCGACGATCCACTTAAGAAGTCCCTCTGATTTATCCCCCATCAGAGTATCTTCATAATGATGCCACGCATCCGACAACACGCTGATCTTGCCTTTTAATGTCTCCATCGCTATGGCATTTTGACCCGACGCCAGCTCACCCATTTTTATAATGACTTTATCGATGACATCGCGCGTCAGCTGGCCTTTTTCAGCCATATCGAACAAGGCGGCGGAATTTTTCCCGGTGACCTTCGCGAGCAAATCATAAATAGGCACGCTTTGATTGATCAACTGCAAAATCTCCTGTCCTTGCAGTTTACCTTTGCCCCAGGCCTGACCTAATGCTATCGCAATGCCGGTCAAATTTTCCGCAGATCCGCCCGATCTGGCAGACTGATTGGTTAACGCCTCCATGACTTCGGTAGTCGGTTTTAAGCCGAAGTTTTGCAGGGTTAAAAATGCTTTGGTAATGCCGTCGATTTCAAACGGCGTTTCTTTGGCAAACTTCAAGATGAACTCGAAATTTTTGGAACCTTCCGCAGCAGAGCCCGCTAACCCGTTTAATCGGCCCCGCAGGGTTTCCATTTCGATATTGGTACGCAAGATGTCGCGTGCCAATCCGGCAAAGCCAACAACCCCTAAGGTTACCCCGAATGCAGCCATTGTGGAGTTCATGCCTGCAAAGACCGTGGAGCTTGATAGCCCCGCAGCCCTCGCCTGCTCCAGCGTTCGTATATGCTGAATTTGCGCCCCAGTGAGGCCTTGTAGTGATAACTGGTTGGCTCGATACTGCGCGTTAGTCAGCGACAATCGACTAACATGATCCGCATAAATAGCGTTGGCCCGTTGCACCGCTGCCTGCTCATTCCGTTCAGCGGAGGCAAGACGTTCGATTTCAGCGCGGGCGGAAGCCGCCGAATGCTCCATAGCGCCCATTCCAGCCGTCATTCTGATGCTATCTAATGACGGCTGGTTGGACATCGCGGCCATCATCGGCGCAATGCGAGAGGCGGCTTGTTGCGAAGATACAGCGATTCTGTCGATCTCTGCACGCGTAGAGGCAGCGGCACGACCCACCGCTTCCATACCGGCTATCATTCGGGTGCTGCCGGCTGAAGGCGGATTCGATAAAGCCGACATCATCGGCGCGATCCGCGCTCCGGCTTGTTGCGCAGAGCGGCCCACGCCCTCAACACCGCCGGTAATGCGGTTTAAATCGGTTAATGCCTGCCCGAGATCGGCCCTGATCCGAATCAGCAGTTCAGTATTGTTACTCGACATTTACGTCCTTAATCCGCGCAAAACAGCAGGCAAATCTTTAGCGCCCATCGCCAGGGCGATGGATTGAATCATGTCGGCCTGCTGGTTGCGTTGTTGGCGTAACAGTACGGCGGCGAAATGCTGTATCTGCCGCCATGTTAAGTTTTCCCCGATCATTTGCGGGCTGTTGCCAAAGCCGGCGCTCATCAGTAATAAAAACAATTCGGCTAACTCGCGACCGGTGGTTTCAGCATGATGTGACCGAACTGTTTGGCGACGACCACCCGCCGCAACAAAAAAGGGCCGTTCATCTCCCAGAATGTCATTGATAATAAAGTGCCGTCGGCATCGTTCAACTTTTCAGCCCACTCCAGGGGTTTACCGATGGACATCGCCAGCAGTTGCAGCCAAATAGCCGCATTATTACCGATGACACGATCAAGTTCGGGCAGTCCCAGCGTGTCGCCTTCAGTGATCAGCCTCGTCAAGTCGGTCAGTAATGGCTGAGCGATAGCGGCGGCGGACAGGCCTTCGAGGTAGGTAAATTCATGCACGATGACGTCTTCGCCGCCGATGGTGATGGTTTTATCCGGAAATAAGAGGTCCGATTCTGGGGTCGTGGTCATTTAATTTTTCCTAATGAGCGCAGCCAATCTTGCTGGCGTGAATTAATACGAATGCTGTCGCCGGGTTGTTTGAGTTCTCCGCCGTGTTCATGTGCGGCGATGAGGACGACCTCGATAACATCACTAGCCGTAGTCGCAGGTGCCGTTTGAACGGTCTGTTCGGACGTGGTTTGAACCGTCGGTTCGGATGTTGATTTCACAATAGGTGTTTCTTTAGCCATTATTTTCTCCTGGGGTTTAGTCTTCGATTTTCCAGCTAAATAGCCGGTCGCCTGCCGGACGTAGCGCGTCCCACATTACCGTGCCCGTGATCGGCATTTCCGCGGATTTGCTCTCGATCATCGCTAACGAGCCGGGCGATAATCGAACTTTGTACATTTCGCAGCGGGTTTGCTTGTTGTTGTCAGCTCGGTTCATGCCGGCGAATACGATGTAATAGTCTTTTTCCTCGGGAGCCACGGCAAGATGATGCTGTGCCTCGTACGTGTAATCGACTCTCAGCTGTGATTCATTGACAATATCGCCGCCGTCAAGAATCTCGATCATGCCTTTATCGGAATGCATGATGTAATCGATATTATGAATATAAGAAACGCTATTTTGATCTCCAGCCATGCGTACATCTACGATGAATGTTTTGACATGTGGCAAGGCAATAAACTTACCTTTGTAAGCCGTTACCGATGCATCGGTAACCGTCTGGAGGTTTTTTACCGTGTTTGACGATTGCAAGGCGATGGACAAATGATCGGGCTTGATGGACCGCATTTGCATAGAAAAATCATATTTAACGGACTTGGTAAATGAAGCGCCGATTGCGGATGATCCGCTGACATTCTCGGTGACCGTTTCTTTATCAACCGAAGGAGTCAGGGTAACCGTTGTCATATCGCCGATAAACTCCAAGCCCTTGGGCTGTCCGGACGCGTCGCGTTCAGCGATAAAAACCGGACCTTGCCCAGAAAAGTATTTGGTATCGAATTGTTCTGCCATGGTATTGCCTATTAGGTGGTGGTACGCGGTGGAATTGCGTTAATGTTGACGACAACCCAGCCGTAGGGATGTTCGAGTTGTCGTGAATGCTGTGCCGATTCAATTTCGAACGACATGCCGGGCACACCTGCGCGCACCCAGCTTTTTATTTCTTCGATCAGCGCCATTTCAGCCAATTCAACGGCGACTTTGGCGCTGTCTTCAGCGACTTTGAGATGACAAATCAGCAGCAGGCTGTGTTTTGGCTCCAGCGCTGTCATGCCCAGCTTGTTGCTGTAGTCGCTTTCGCCATCGCTGACGACCATCACCACGCCGGCTTCGATTTCTCCGGACTCGTGTCCATCAAAATGCAACAGGCTGCGTTTTAAAATGCGCGTGGTCAGTGCCGATTGCATGGACTCGACGATAGCCGTCATGCGCTCGTCGATGCGTTCTATCCATTGCATTAGTGAATCTCCCTGATAGCTTGTTGAATCGCTTCATTCACGCGGTTTATGGTCGCGGCTTTTTCGGATTCATAAGCGGGCTTCATAAAGGGCTTAGGAGCGATGCCATGTAGCGCAATTTTTCTAGCAATTAAAAAAGCCAGTTGTTTTTGAGTGATATTTGGGTCGTAGGGTGTTATTCCTCTTCCTGTCCTTAGCCAGTCAAGTATCGGATGCTTGTCTCTGCTCTCAGGACCCTTTCCAGGGCCTCTGCCGTGTTCAATAAAAATAGCGTAATTCTTGTTTGAGTAAACAATGGCCTCCAGTCCGTTGGCCGCAACATCATTAAGGATGCTGGTCATTAGGCCCGTTGTACTGAATGAATTATTGCTACGAATATTGTCATGAACCTTATTGTTTATCTTTAGAACAGATAAGGTCAGGGCAGGCTTCAAATATCGTTCGATCAATACCGGGAAGTGACGCAATGAAGCGCCCAGCGGTCCGGCATTGGTAGTAATGTCAAAGGCCGTCATCAACGGCCACCGTCGAAAATAGCCAACCATGATTCGGCCAGCGCGGCCGGTGTGCCGTTTTTAGGCATTGAGCCTACGCCCTGGCTGCCCAGGCTAACCGGCTTGGTGCTGCCTGAGTTAGCCAGCTCCATCAATGCCTGCACCGTTGCCCGTATCAGTAATAAGTCGCGGTGTTGCGCCGGCACGGTTGTTTCGGCTTCGGTTGTGCCGATCACATAAGTGCCGTAATAAAAAACCGGGTAATCGCTGCCTATTTGGGCGATTTGACAGGCAGTAGGAGCCGGCGATAAATGAATATGCCGCTCGCCGTCAATTTCAACGATGCCGAGCCGTGGCAGCAGCCCGATGAAGTTGGGTTCCCACGCCTTTCTAGCCCTACGTGCGCTTTCGCCCCAATTGGAGTACTTAACTTCAATCATGTCGGTGGGCGCCGGATAATCGGCGACATCGGCGACAACGGTTAGTTTTACAACACGGGTAACTCGGATTTTTCTCGCTAATGCCAATGCGGCAAGATCAAGATGCCGATCATAAGCAGAGGTGCTGGAGAATTTTTGCGCGGCATCGCCCAGGATGCCTTGCAAATCAGCATGCAGTGCGGCACGGGTCATGCTCATCCTAACGACTCGTCTTCATCAATTCGAGCACGGCGAATGGACATTCTATTCAACGCCGTCGCCATCGCGCTGATAGCGGTGTTAGTCTCACGCTGCCGGGCATCGACAATCTTGCCCCACTCCTCGCGCTCTTTAGCGTGCAAATCTAGCAGGCTGCTTAAATCGGCCCGATGGTTGTCCAAAATTTTAGAAATGCTCTTAATGAACAGATAAATCAATAGAAATAGCGCCAGGATGACCAAGCCGTTAAGCCCGCCCACTTGCGCCCACAAAGCTGGATCGATGGGATTAGCGGCGGGCATTACTGAACTCCTTCTTGTGCTAATTCAAGACGGCGTTTTTCAATGCCGTCCAGTACGCTACTGCGCGGCTTAGCCGAATCGCCTTCCATACGTTCCAGCTCGGATAACTGATCTAACGTTAACTCGGCCAGCGCGGCCAAAACAGTCGGCACATTACCCAGCAGCATCTCTGCCAGCGGATTGCTTTTTGTTTCTGCCATTTTTTGTTCTTTGGCAATGCCGTAACCGGGCACTTGGGTTTCGTCGACTTGTCTCGACTCGCCCGGCATGATGGTTTTGCCGTCGATATGCACTGGGGTTTTTCCGGTATTGGTAAAATTGACTAAAGCCATGGTGTTCTCCAAGGTCAAAAAGGGCGGGGGTTATCTGCCTGAAGCGCTATACGCAATGACAGACGTTAAACGGCTGCGCAGCATATTCGGTACTTTGATGGCGCTGTACTCTTCTCCGTAGGCTTGCTTTTGACCTGTGGCTTTACCGACCGAGTTAACGACTTCGAACGGCGCACCAGTTTGGAACGGTTTAGTGATTGTATAGGTCAGGGTGCCGCGCTCGCCGATAATCAGGCGTTCCGAGCCTAAATCGGTAGACGGTGCATTAGTGGACCAGGCGGGGATATTCTTGATGGTCATCAAGTCGCCTTGTGCGGTGGTATCCGTACCGTATTTTTTACCGGACTCGGTAAATTGCGAGGCATTGGTGATGGTGTCATTCAGCGAGTTGCTGGACAGCATAAAGTCAGGCGTGACAAAGCGATCATCGGCTAGGATGGCTTTACGACGGCCAACCGCACGCAAGAGACCGTTCAGGTGCTTATCCATATCGACAGCGCCGTTATCCAGATCGAACTTGGCAATGTTGGTCGCGTAGTCGTAGGTGATGTTAGTGTTGGTGGCGGTGGCCGGGAAAACAGGGACGCCCAATTGGTTAACAAACTGCACATAACCCAGATTGTAATTAGTAATGCGGTAATAGGTTCCTGCGGCTTGCTCGCCTGAACCGTTATATTCAGCGATCACCACGTTGTTATGCTTAAGCACAATCGGATTAGTCACCGTGCCAACAGCCGTGCCTTTTAAATCATATTGCTGGTATTGACGCACGATAGGGAATTGCGCGGTTTTAATGGTGCTGACGGTTGCGCCGTCCAGCTGAGTTTGATACGCCTCGGCTGTGACTGTCGCGGCTAAATAGCTATCTGCGGCACGTTGCAGCGTGTTGCTGATTCTGCGAACGATCAACTCTTGCATGAACCGGGCGTTGCTGGCTACGTTGCGGCCGTAGGCGTCCCAATCGATACCGCTTGTCCGTGAAAAATGCATGACCTCATTGGAGATAATAAACGACAGTTTCATCGCCAAAATATACGCGGTATCCATATCCTGCATGACGCTCGCCCTATGGATACCTGCACCTTCAAAAACGATGCCTTCATTCAGGATGGCGGAACCGTCGCGCGTCTCGAAAGGGATTTGCGTAGTTACCGTGGCTGAAAAGTCAGTCAGGGTGTTGACCAGTTCCAGGATGCGGAAATCAGACAGAGCCTCACGGATGACAGTACGCTGAAAGCCGATGGGTAAATTGGTATCGACCATTCCAGTGGAACCACCGGCAAGGTATTTGGTTTCTGCGGCAATAGTTGGGGCATTGATGCGGTCGAACTCCGATAGCACCCGTTCAGCAAAGGGGGTTAACTTTTCGGATAATTTCAGGCGCCCCGTGGCGAATTCATTGGTCAGGCGTAACCCGGTTGAGATGGATTCTTGCAACGATAGCGCGGTACGCTGATCGCTTTGGGTCAGTTGTACGTGTCCGGCTGTGCGGTAACCCAGACCGGCCAGCTGAGTATTGACGGATAAGGTGTTGCCCAGGCTAATTTGATGTTCAGCCAGCTTGGTGACTTGTTCGGCGCTCATATCGGCGGTAATCAAGTCGGCAGCGGATGCCAGTGCTTTTTTGGCTTCTTCGTCCAGGGCTTTAATGCCTTCGGCTTCGGACAGCAACTTATTGAATAAGGTTGTGTTAGTCGTCAGCTTTTCGGCGAGTGTTCTGGCTGCTGTATCGCGTTGGGCTCGGTCTTCTGTCAGCAAACGCTTTACATCATCGACTGACAGCGTTTTTTCCCCGGAAGGCGCAGGAGCGTTAATCGACAGTGTGACGACTTTGTCGCCGATTTGTTCTGAAAGGGTTTTTCCTGTGCTTTCAAAGCTGGCAAACAGGCCGTCCAGTTTGGCTTTATCTTCGCCCAACTCTTTGGCGGTGGTTTCGAATGTTGTGCATAATTGAGCGACTACAGGTTCAGACAGTTTAAAGGCCAAAAGTGCAGCAGTCAGGCGGGCAAGGTATGATTTGTACATGGTGTCTAGTTCCTGTGAAAGTTGGATAATGAGTTCAGGATGTATTAATAGCGGATGGTTTGATTCTGTCGCCTCGGAAAGTCGCACGGGGTCCAGGTTTTTGATAACGGGTCTCACGGTTAACCCGGCCCCGAACAGCAAGGGACCATGCTCTTGACCGGCTTCGTTATCGGTATAGTTTTCTGAGTAGTCAGCAGAAAGGTATTGATAACCTTTAGTTTTGATAGCGTCGATGCCGTAAGGCGTCCACTCGACCTCAGCACGCAGGCGGTTGCCTTCCACGCTTAAGTTTATGATTTTGGCGGCGGCGCCATTGCCTGGCTTGTGATCGACATCCAGAAAGATGTCCTGTCCGTAGGTGCCTTCCTTGAAGTTCTTAACCATCGACAGCAGCATGTCTTTGCTGATTTCAAAGCGGCCGTAACGCGGATCGGTAAAGACGCCGGTGCGGGTGACGGTAACCGTGCTGGTAGTCTTACCTTCAGCCAGCTCTATTTTGCAGCGGCTTAAAAACCGGATGGTTCGACCGTCTGTGCCTGCTGATAATTTAATGATTCTATTTTTCATGGTTTTAAACGCAAAAAAGCCCGTGCCGATGAATCGGAACACGGGCTTTTCGCTTTATACAGCGCGTTATGCCTTTAGTGAGTTACGATTAGTTTATAGACCACTGTCAAGCAAGATAACCGGGTAACATGCTGATTTATACCTCTGAATTAACAGCCACGTTACTCACCACTGATCCCATGCTCAACGCCACCGGAATACCGCCCGTCGATAATGTGGCGCCATTAAAATTAATAGCCGCAGTCACGTCCCCGACGTCTTCGGGCTGCACTACATAATCAGCAAACTCCCAGCTGCGCGCATTGCCGCTGACAAATGCCAGTGTATGCACCGCTCCGCCAATATCGACATTTAAGCTGATAGGACCTCCGGTCACCGCAATATCGTCAAGCAGCTGCACAAAAAACGACAATACGGCTCCCGATGGATAATTTCCCGCAATAGGGCCATGAATCGCGGCAGGGACAGTCACTCGCTGAATGGTTGAGCGATAAGAAAAATCAATAAAGATAATCCGTCGCTCGGCGCCAGCGCCGCGCCGGGCATTCGGCAAGGCAAAGTTACTGACGCCATCGCCGCCGTACACATTACCCAGTACGGAAAACAACAAGGGGTAATCCGAGACAGACAAGAGCTGACCTTCGCACGGCATCCAGCCGTCAGGAATATTCTGTCCGGCAAACAAGCGAATTTCTCCGGGGATGTTCAGCATTGCGCTAAGATTAACGAGCTTTTCCTTGCCCGTATCGGCAGACACTACGGATAGCTTGTCTCTTTGCTCGGGATAACTAAATCGGTTGTTCATTTCACTATTCATATCGGTCTCACAAAAAAATTAAGAGTGGATAACGCTGACATTACATGAGTTAGTCAATCGGCATAACCGGAACTTCTGCGCTATAGACTATGGGTAACGGTACCCAGGTTTTGCAGCGCTTACACAGCCCCTTACTTTCACTTTCCGGCAGTATCGAGATAACCGACACGCCTTTGATTACCTTGCCATCGAACAATTTGGTATTGCAACCCGCACAATGCACAACTTCTCTTTTCATAGCGAAGCTCCCCATGTATTCGTATTATGCCCTTGCTGATCCAGTCGCACTTTCAGCACCTTCCAAGGCGTGGCGATAGCATTTTCTTTAAGCAGGCCTTTTTCTAAGGCAATGCGCTTATTGCGCGAGTTCAAAACCGACTCTTGTACAGCGGCCGGTTGATCATTAAGCCAGTCCAGCCGGTTTTGTTTGCCTTGCCGGTCGGCGGCACTGACTTCGTCTTTAAAGACAACCTCTATGTAACTTAAGGTGTTTGGGTGAGCCGGACACGGGTTTTTTCCTTCCGGATAAACGCCGGGGCCAAGCCCGTAAATATTGGCATGGGCATGCATATCGCAGATGTCGTGTTTAGGGTGGTTTGGCGAAAGCAGAAAGCGTGTGCCAATAACATTTGGATGCGAAAAAGCACCAACTTCATAAGATTTAACATAGGCTCGGTTAAGTTCGGTTCTGGCTACGCGGAGCGCGTTAGCGTAAGGAGTGCCGTCGCCGGTAAAGAGCTGCTGGGTAATGGTTTGCCCCAATGGTCCGGCGGCATTGGCTTTCAATTTGGCTTGCAGGTCCTTACCGAGCCCTTGGCCGCCGCTTAATAGCTCTTGCGCGGTGCGACTGGCTGAATAGCCTTGAATCACCGCTTGATTAATGGCGTCGCGCACGATTTGCCGGGCGTGGTTGTCGTTGCGCCAGACGCGGTCGGATAGCTGTAGGCCGTCGTCGGCAATAAAGTTTCTGACAAATTTAACGGAGTCGGCCGGTATTGCCGACAGGTTGGCCCCTATCATTACGGCCTCATCAACAGCAAATGGGCTAACTCCCAGCAGCGCGGCTTGGTTTAGTCCATCAGTCAGTAATCCGGCTTTTTGCGCTTCCAGTTGCTGTAATCGTGCCTCAGCTGAAGCCAGCAAGGCTTGTAAGGCACTGATAGGAATTAAGCCTTCATTGTCGGCAAAACTGCCTATCACCTTACTCAGTGCATCAACTGATTGCCGGTAAAGTTCGGTTAACCGCTCCAGTGTTTGCATGTCCAGTTGGTTCATCGCGTCTTGCGCGGATAACGTCGCGCGCTTGATAGCGGCTTTTTTGGCGGTGCGGTCGTTCATTGGTTTTTAATACTGGTTGCTGACTCGCCCTTCGGCGCATTGCCCGGCGTGACCGATACGCGCGGATTGACTACGGCATCCTGTGGATAAGGATCGTTCGAATTAGCCTGTGCCTCTCGTCCTGCCAGTACTTCAGCCGGATCAAGTCCGGCAGATGCCCATACCATGTCCGCAGGAACGCCCAGCGCTTGGTATTTAAGCGCCAAATCAGCACGCTGGTTAGGCGTATCAGTACGGCGCTCAGCAAAAATTATGCTGAAATCATAAGCATCAGGGTTAATGCCGTTAAGCAGCAAAGACAGTCTAAAGCCTTCTTCATAAGCTTCTGACTGGGTGTCTTGCAAGGCGTCAATCTCTTCGTAATAGTCACGTTTTAAGTCTTCCAGGATGTCGCGGTTCAAATCGCCGACATAGCCGAATAGGCCTTTAGGGGCAGGAGCGCCTGCGAAAAAGGTATCCAGCAAATACGATACATCGGCTATCTGGTCTAGGTTGGCGTCACCCTGTACCGCTGCCACGCCGCCTTTTTTGTTCAGGTAATAATCGGTGGTGATGTCTTGCTGATCTTGTTCGACACTCTGACGGTAGGCTTCGAGTTCATCTTTGCTTGCGCCCTCTAAGGTATGCGCCATGCGTAGCGGTGCCCGTTGGCGGCGACGAATCACCAGGTCTTCTTCGGTCATAATCAGTTTTTGCCAGACCGTGCGGTTGGCATCCAGGTAAGGCCGACCCATTGAGCCCATGTCATCGTAGTTGTCCGGGGTTAATCGGACTACGGTGAGCTGCCAGAGCGGAAACACGGCGTCTTCACGGCCACTGGCTAAATCAATTTGCCGGTACGCGGCTTCAGGGTTTTTAAACTGCCCGTTCGGCTCGACGATGGGCTGGATGGTTTCGGAGGCCATGCGCACGCCACGGCAGATTTGCTGGTTGCCGTTGAGCACCCATTGAATCGGTAGATTGCCTTCCATCACCAGGCCGCGCGCATCGGATTCGAGTTTTTGAATACGATGCAGTCCCAAACGTTTTTCAAAGTTCGCCCAGGCGGCAATGATGCGTTTGTTGCGCGGGTCGGTTTCAATTTTTAAGCCGCCTTTGACTGCGGTTCTGGCCATGCGCGTATGAATCTTCTTAATGCGGCCATCCACGGCGTCCATGTGGCGCAGGTCGAGAATGCGCTGATGATGTACCGGGTCGGTCCACATCGCCCGGTATAGGTACAGGATGCGGTTTTCAGGTGTGGTTCTAAAGCCAACCTCGCTCGATTGAGAGGGCTCTTCGCCGGTCATGGGGCTGGCGTTGTCGTTTGGTTTACGTTTAAACCAGTTATCTAGTAGGCCCATTTAGGAGGCTCCAGTTAATCTTGATGAGTCAATAAGTGAATCAGATGTAGCGCTTGGCTTTCAGCATCATTTACCGCATTGTGATGCGTTCCTATTCTGAATTGATCGATTTTTACTGCGGCAAATAGCCCCTTCATTGTTCGATAACAGCGGTTTCTGTAAAAAGACCACGGCTGCCTATAACCTGACCGTTTAAGTGCGGAAGAAAGAATTACGTTATCGAAATCACTACCGTTTCCCCAAACCCTGATGTCGCCAACACGTTCAACATCAATACCGTAAAACCAGTTCGCAAATTCCTGCAATGCTGCATTGATATGCAAATTATCACCCTTGGCTACTTCTAGCCGTGCCGATTCACTTTGTTCTAACCACCACATCACAGTACTTGGATCTATAACGCCATCCATTTCAACAGCACTGCGAAGATCAATAAGCTGATAAAAACGATCTATTACCTTTTTCTCGGCGAAGAAAAATAACACTGCGCCGATAGCAATAATTGCCGCATCAGCACCGCTACCCATCGTCTCTAAATCTAACATCACATGTTTAGCGTTTAATTCGTCTTTAGATAGTTTCATTAACTTGTTCCTATTAATTGTTCTCGAGTTTTTTTACGGATCAGTACGGTAGTCGGCGCATTGCAAGCGCCGCGAGTCACCATGCCCCAGACGGAAGCCATGGCGGCATCGAATAAGTCATCGCCAATCTTACCGTCGGCCATTTTGTAGCTGGCATAGCTGGTTTTTGTGACCTGCGGCACGATGTTGGGCAATTGCCGCACAAAGGCACGCAAATCTGCCAGCTCTGGATCAGTTAAATCCTGGTCATCAAAATACGGTATCGCCGCCTGCTTATTGTGAAATATCGACCGGATGGCCTGCGCCATGCTGTGCTTGGTCATGCCTTCGAAACGGATCGGCGAGAACGGCCATTCCGGCCACGTGCTGGCGGTACTGTCGCCGTCGCCGATAGTGCGGCGGTCGGTTTGCGTCAGGCCCAGGGCGTAAAGATCGTCATTCAATGAAGTCAACATGCCCACACCATAAGCATCGCCCATGGCGGTATCCGGGCTAAAGTATTGCCAAAGCCCGATTAAATCGCGCTTGACGACGTTGTCATCAGCGCCGGGCGGCCACGTGCGCACATATGGAAAGGTGACGAAATTACCGATTTGTTCGGTAACGACTAAGGCATGCTTGGAGCTGGTTGGATTTTCGCCGTGGCCGCCAGCGTCGTAGCCGAAGCCGATCAGGCCGCGTTTGCGGTATTTTTCGCCGGGCATCGGGCTGGCCAGCTGCAACCCGGCTTGAAGGCCGACTTGTATAGCCCGCCTGACGTACTTTTCCCAAATCAGGTTCCGACTGGAAATATTCCGGCACAGCAGCTGGCGGATGTATTCATCGGGCGACAACTGGGAGCGCATTTGCATCATGAAGGCTTCGTTCAAGATACCCATTTCCATGCCGAGATAGGCATCGATAGTAGACAGCACGTGATAATGACCGCCAGCTACTAGCTCTGTTAGTGTATCGGCACCTTTAAAAACGCCGGTAATTCTGATTTGTGGATCGTTCTTAGCTTCTTTAGCTGCACCAAGTCGCCGAGTTGAACCCATCATCAACAGAAACCTTGAAAACAAGCGCTCTTTTGGCATGTCGTCGACTTCTTCGAGTGAGGCTTCGGTTAAATCGCCCCCGTCCACTTGGGCCATGATGCCGTAGGCCCGTGCCATGCTGCGGTTGGCGAACTGGTAATAGGTATCGGCGAATTGTTTGCGGCCTGATTTGTAGTTTAACCAGGCGTCCAGAATCGGCGAACGGCGGATGGCGTCGAGATGATAGCCCAGGTTAACTAAGGCTTGCGCCTCGCGCGGGGCGACAATACCCAGCTCTTGGTCGGCGTTGGTGGCGTTGAATTTGAGTAAATATAGCTCTTTAATCGCAGTCTTGCCGGTACGGCGGCAGGAATAATCGATAGTGTTTTGATGCTGATCCATTTCAATGCATTTGAGGATCTGCATCGGGTCGAGTTCGACGTTATGGACGTGCTTATGCCATAAGGCGTGGTCATCCTTGTACCGCATCACCTCCGTTTCGGCGATGCAGCGTAGTTCGATGCGCTTGTGGGGGGATAGGCGTTCAGCCATAAAGGATACCTAGCCTTTAATCCCTAGCGCATCTTTAATTCGCTGTTTTGCAATAAAATCTGCCTGTTTCGTCGCTCTCTCATGTATTTGGTTCATATGACTACCAATTACATCACATAGCCAAGGATAATGTGAGACAGGAAATTCTCTAACACAAAATGAATAACGATACCCACCTACCTCGTGAGACAACACTGGAGTTCCGTCATGATCTTCAATTGTCGCCATCTATTGACCCTCATCCTGCGCATGTTCTATCAAAATCGGGTCGTTATTAACCCGCTTTCGGCTGTTCTCAATCATTTGCTGCAATCCTTCCAGCGCGACGGCTTGACGCTCTTGGTAAGCCAACAAGCTATCGCCCCGGACAGCATTAGCGTCAATATGGCCTTTGATGCTGGATTCCTGTTCTTGCACACGCGGAGTCATGCCGAGCTCGGACATCGATAGGCTGTTTTTGCTGACGAACTCGGTTAATACCTTAAGCAATGGGTGTGCTTTAACTTCGGTTAAAAACTGGAGTTCACCGCTATTGGGGTCTTCGTATTTTGCCAGTTGAAAACCGGCCTCTTTATCGACATACCAAACCGGCTCTCGAATTTCGACGCCGGTCTGGATGATTTTCAGCATGATGTTGTTGATGATGGTTTGGATAGTCGCGTGCGTTGCTGCATGATCCTCAACAATCAGTGAATAGTCTTTATTCTCGAAAGCCAGCCGATAGCGCATATACCGGTCGGCTTCCTTCGCACAAAGTGTGTTTTGCCAGCAAATATTGTCAGCCAATTCGCAACCGGTACACATCGGGTATTGACCGGGACGAGCCGGGAAATAGGTCAATACGTGAGCATTCATACCTGTTTTCAGCGCATTAAACCGGGTGCGGGCGTGAATCTCGGGCGTGTGCGTTTTCTCAAGGTTGAGTTTTGTATTGGCTTTGCCTTCAGGCGTTTTCGGCCCGGTGGATTTCCCGAAAGAAGCCATGAGGCCTTTTTCCCAGTGCGCTTGTTCGGCTTCGTGGTCACAACGCGGACAGGGGGCGTAATACAAATAGGGATGGTCACGTTCCGGCGCATCTTCAACGCGGTCCGGTTCGCGCGCGAATTTGTGCCGGCAATGGCGGCAGTAAAAGTTAACCTCTAGCAGAGGTTCGGATTGGTCTTTGCGTTTGTCTCCCATGTTGCCCATGGTCGCCGATTTCGGCAAGCAGGATAACCGGAGCTGTTGCTAGGCTTTGGCGATAATGCGCTTGATATGATCAACGCTGACGACTTCATTCAAGTCGTCCATAATCCTGACGCGGATCTCTTGGGCACGCAGCCCGTCGGCATGCAACGACAAAATCACCCGGTTGCGCTGATAGCGCATCCACACGCTATAGCGCGGGACGTAAGCGTAGTGTTTTTCATCTTGGACAGCATCGCAATTGCTTAAAATGGCCCACATCGTCAGGAAGTTATCGACACCTATCGATGCCGCCACATCAAGCCAGTGAGCGGCAAGGCCGATTTCGCGCAATTCCGCCAGCCGAGAATCAGCGCGCGCATTTTTTTTTGAAAACCTGTCGCTATTGCAGATATTCGGGTACCCACCCTGTCCTGTAGGAGGGGCCGATTGACCATGCCGAGCCCCCACCCCATAGCCAGCACCTGCCATTTCCCCGTCTGGGTTGCGCTTTACTGTGTTCATGATACCCCTACAGCCCTTGATTAACGTGATAGCTATTGCTAACGAGTTGCGCTTTCTGTACTAATGCGCAACTGATATTTATATTACCCTTTAGGCTTAGCCCGCTTTTAACGGCTGTATATAGCCCTCGCATCCCCACCCGATAGACGCGGGCTACAGGCATTAACCCGGTCCGGACAATAAGTTTTATATAACCCAATGGGGCAAACGGAAACATCTACGCCCCCTTCAAAGCAGCGGCCAGACCAGTGACAGGTGTCCTCATCTCCGCCAACGGATTGCACCTATCATTATCAGCTCTCAACCTTTGCGTTGCCATCCTGATATAAATCGCCGTTGATTCAGGCCGTGAGTGTCCCATCAGCGTTTGAATGCCCTTCATCTCTACACCACCCTCAGCCAGACGTGTCCCATACAAATGCCTGAACGCATGCGGATGTAAGATGTTATCAGGCAGCCCAGTCATACGGCCATGCTTGCGGACTACCTCAAACACCGACTTAGGCGTCAGCCGCCGGCGCTCACCGTAATACAAATGATCAGCAACCCGTCTGTTGTTAGTCGACACAAACAGAACCCGGTCATTGTTATCCAGCGTCCTGACAATATCGCCAAGCTCAGGATGCCCCAGATAAGCCCGGATAAACAGCAACACCTCGTTCGGGGCTGGAACCTCCCTCTGCTTACAGCCCTTCTCACGCACACGCAACGTCAACAATTCCCGCCCCTTATCCCCGCGCTCAAAAATCAGGTCAGAATCATTCAGACCGCATAACCCACTCACCCGCAACCCGCAGCCTAAAAGCGTCGCCATCATTGCCGCATCGCGAACGCCGAGAAACGTAGTAAGGTCAGGAGCAAATAACAGCTTCTCAGCGTCCTGAAGCCGCATATACATCTTGTCCGGATCACCTACCTTTGGCAGCACCAAAATAGCCGCTGGATTATCCAGCCGCTTCCGCTTCACCGACAACCAACAAAAAAAACCACGAAGGCAAGAAATAATCGGCTTGCGGCTGACCGGCTTTACCCCAGCCTTAAGCTGGTGCATACCGCAAAACTCTTCCAGATCGTCTTCACTGGCCGTCAAGTGATCCTTTCCACGACCGGCCAAAAACACCCGCAACCGCTCAAGATACAAAAAATACTTTCCGTACGTTCGCGGGCTCAGATTCTTATTGTGCTGCAAAAACGAACACCAAGCAGACGAATCAATCTCAAACTGACCAACATCAGACATCAAATTACCTGGAAAAAGGAAGGAGCGGGGGAAAACGCTCCGTGGATTGTGTGTTTTACCTATTTTTAACATTCAATTAGTTAAAAAACAACAACTTATTACTACATATAAGCCCACACGACTACACCAAACCGGTTTTTTTCATCCCACATCTCGTGGACGCACAATATTAGCCATTCCTTATTTTGTGGGGAAGCTTTTCTTTATCTCTATCTCTCTCTTTCTTAATAAAAATAAATAGATAGATAGATAGTAGGGTGCAAAACGGGCGAAATAAAAAACGTGGAAAAACACACAAGTGTGTGGATTTTGGTAAAGGTAGTGTAGTTAAGACACACAAAAATGTAGCGATAAATCGACCAAAAACAAAAAAAATAGCATAAATAACATATAGTTAAAAAAATAAATAATACAACAATATTACAATCTACACATCCACAAGCGTTTTCCCTGTGGGGGGGTAATAAAAAACAGCAAAAGCAGCTTAACTTTAACGTTATCTAAAGAGGAAGGGAAAATGTCCGGACACAGGCATAGTTTCCTGATAAGAAACTGTACAGAGAAACATGCGCGCATAAAAAAGGCCGCTCGATCTGAGCGGCCTTTAGCCTATCGGGTGTTAAGGGGGTGACTATCAAGCGCCAAACTGAGCGTCCAGCACCTTATGAAGCTTACCCAAATACTCCATCCGACAGACACTGAGAGCAACCATATGCGCGACACGCCGATTATCGATTAACCGTTCAATACCTTTCTTAACAAAAATGTTTGATGCCTCAACCCCCTTGGCCAGCGCTTGCGGCGACTTGATAGCTTGTCCCTCGTAAAACCCCGACAGCGCCGGCGTATTGGCCACATACTTCATAATAGCGCCAAACCTTACAACCAAGCAGAGCTGCCCAATACCATCAGCACGGATAAACTCAAGCTGATAAGGATGATTAAACCGGCCGTCGTTAATCTCGACTAAAACAGTTTTTAAGATCAACTCCCACGGCTCCAAAGCAACCTCCTTTTGCGCCGTTGTCGCTACCATCGGCGGTTGAATAACAGGCGGCTCCACTGCCAGCCTATTTCTTGCCGCAATAGAATCCTGATCCCTAAACAAACTAATCATTTCCCGTTGCGGATCCTGTCTCACAGCTTGCTTCAGAATGTCCTTAACAAACTCGCTCAACGTCACCCCGCGCTCCCTGGCCGAAACCTTTAGCGACTCCTTAAGCCAAGCAGGGACAACCATATCTAACCGTTCTTGCTTCATTTTTCACCTCATAATAAAAAGCCCGGAAGAACCGGGCTTAAACATAACCAGCCTAAAACCCAGCCTCCTTAAGCAACATCAACTGCATCACCCGAATCTCAAACAACAGCCGGGCCGTAATGATCGCCATCGCCTGGCGCTGGCCATCCGGATTAGCGTCAGCATCGCCAACGCCGAGGGCAATCGCATCGATCGCCACCACGCCGGCTTCCAGCTCCTTACAAAAGCTCGCCATCTCCCTAGGTCCGCTTGTACTGGGTACAGCCGTATATTCAAAAACAAGGTCTTTCAGCTCTTTATCAATATTTATCATAATATTCTCCGTAATAAGTGAGCGGAAAGTCTAAGCGTCTGAATCAGTAGCGCATGGATAGTATTCGTCATGCCCCAGCCTAGGCGTAACAGCGGCGGGCTTGGCGTACATATCCGGCGCATCGGTGCCATGCAGCTCAACCTGCTTAAAGTGCTTACGCATAAAAGCCAACTCAGGGTAGGGTATGCCTATCGCATCGCACAGCACCGTAATTTCCAGCCAGGTTTGCTTGTGGTCCATCGCGTCTTTAATCTTCGCTATTTTCGAGGTTAGATTCGTGATCCTGGCCAGGATCGAGCGGTACTCTTTGGGTTCAATATCTTCCGGCCGGATTAAAGCCTTACCGGTATTGGAAAAGTGCCAAACAAACTCAGCCACTTCTACTTTCTTTTGCTTGGCTTTCGGTTTTCCGGATTCCATGACGACCAGTAAAAAGCCGATGGGGTGGTAAACGTTGGTGTCGTAGCTTTTACCGTCAGTAGTGGTCAACTTGACCACTACTGAATATGAATCTATGTGAGGGTTTCTTTCTAAAAGCTTAGATATTGCCCTTATTGGGTCTTCATATTCTAACCATTCGCCTATGCCTTGGCGGGTTACATGTGGAATACCATTGATTAAAACAGTTTGTGTTAAGGCGATGTCGCCATAAGTGAATGAGGATAATTGAGACATGACTGTACTCCGTAGCGATTTTAAAACCGGCACAAAGACGCCAATCTTTGGGAGCCGGACTGGGCGGGGTTGGCGTACCGGGCTACGACCGGCCAGCCTTTTTAGGGGCTGCCCCGCCCAGCCCGACATAATAGGCTGAACGTCGCGCATAAAAAAACCGCATAGAGCGGCTTGCGCCGTAGCTATCCGAGTACGCCAATACCCGAGCTGCCAATGTGGGCAGCGGGATAAGAATAGGCTTGATTAGGTCTTGGTGTCAACTGCTATTTTTCGCCTATTTAGCTAAGTTTATTTGTTAGAAAAGCGCAACTGAGTTATATTTTCTAGCTAGCAAGCTTATTACCTAAAAACAAGCAAATAAAAAGGAAAGTCATCATGGGCAAACTCGTTCCCTGCAAGACATGCCAGAAAGAAATCGATAACACAGCTCCATTCTGCCCGCACTGTGGTGTAAAAAAACCAGGAAGTACTGCTGCAGGGTGCTTTCCAGTGGTATTAGTCGTTTTTCTTTCCTCTGCTTTATTGTTTTTTCTAGGTGGGCAAGGGAATAGCAATAAAGCGCCGGCTTACAAGCAACCCTTGCCACCACAAAACACCGTTATGCCAATACTGGACGCATTGCCAGCACCTTTTAAAAATCCAGAGGAGTATGTTGGACTGAGTATTATTGACGCCTCAGGCCGTTCAGGCAGGTCTTTTCAGCAAAACGCCGCCGACGTGCACAGTATTAATTATGAGGACGAAAATGCGGCCTTATGGATACATGCGGCATCAGGAATCGTGACCTGGGTAGATATTGACCTAAAAAAAGCCAAGCCCTGTTATCTAAAAACGCCATTCGATCCTAATCCTATATTGCTGGCGTTGGGTATTAACCCCGATGAGTTAGCACCGGGGTTATTAAATGCAACACATGCACATACTTTTTACGACCACAAGAGAAGACTAAAGATTAGTATCGTATGTAACGGCGATGGAGACCCGTTGAATGTTTTTATTGGATCAAAATTTTATTTACAGTAAGTGTGTAATCTTTAACCGACATACATAAGGAGCATAATGTCTTATGCTAGGCTTTTTTATTATTAAGGAATAAAGCCATGAAGAAACAAAAAATCTTAACGTTATTTGTAACAGTAATGTTGACGCTGACTTTATCGACCAATATCTATGCGCGAGGCGGCCATTCTCGGGGAGGCAGTCACTATGCAAAGAGCATTGCCGCAGCCGGTTTAGGCATAGGCGCAGGAGTAGCAGCGCATTCCGCCTATTCAAAGACTAAACCTAGCGTCAGTTCCCAAAATAACACCGTCACTCCTCCTGCCGATGCCCCTTCTGCCGGTAGCGGTTACTACACAGGTAAACGCGGCGGCTGCTATACCTATACCGCAGGCGGAAATAAGCGCTATGTTGACCGTTCTTTTTGCAAATAAAAGAGGCCTGTAAATGCACAAGATACCAAGAATAATCTTAGTAAGCATACTTGGTAGTTCCTTCCTTCAGCCCGTTTCCGCTGAAATTGTGTGTCCAAGCACAGAGTACGGAGCTGGTTACCAGCGCAATCTATCAATCGTAGATTCTAATGAGTTGATAACTGCTCAAGGTCCTCTTCTACCAGGCGGAAAGGTTGTCTGTAAAGTATCGCTTAACTCCCAGACACTGAGGAACAATTCAAGAGCCAGAACCGAAGAAGGTGTCTACAAAGGCATCAAATACCGCATCTACTATTCCGATGGGAGTGGCTCTGTACAAGGGCTACCGTCCAATACACTGGATTACATTCATGATGAACATAGAACCAATTGGTCTACGGGATGCAAGAAGGACGAAATGGATGATACTCGTTGGTGCTCGCTCCACAAGGGCGATTTGCAAGTCCTAATATGGAAAGACGGATCTCATTCCGTTGGGGTTGGTAGCAACCATTATCCAGGCTCATCTATCACAGTACGTATTGACAAGGGGCGACCAATATCGGCGGCAGAAGAGACCGGCTTTTCAAAACAGCAATCTGAGTCGATATTAGGGCATCTCAAAAAGGGCGTATCAGTGTTGACACGCTATCAAGAATGGCCGTACATAAGCGACAAAGACAAAATAATAGAGCTTTTTGGTTTTAATGAGGCCTGGGAAATTCTGGGTATCGTTTACAAGGCTGCGGCACCGCGTAAATAGCCGGGTAGGGCAGGCAACGCTTCTCTGCCCGACATCAATCCAATCAGTCAAATAACTTGATAATATACGGGATTCCCGTATAATTATTATCATGCAAACCGTTATCGAAACCCCAACTTTTCAAAAACAGGCCGAAAAAATCTGGTCAGACGATGAGCGCATGGCATTTATCAGTTGGATTGCCGAACATCCCACAGCAGGCGATGTGATTCCCGGCGCTGACGGTGCGCGCAAAGTTCGCTGGTCGATAGCGGGCAAAGGCAAGCGCGGCGGTGTCCGCGTCATTTATTTTAATCTGACTGAGCAAGGCGCATTGGTGCTGGTCATGCTGTATCAAAAGGCGGACCAGGCCAACATCCAAGCCAGTGACATTAACAAGGCGGTGTGACATGGATATTGAAAAAATAGCGCAAGCGATTGAGGCCGACGCCGGCATGGCGCTGGACGATCTCCGGCAGGGTTTGGCTGAAATGCAGGCAGGCAGTGGCCGGGTGACTACGGCTGAGCAGCTTTTAGTGCGCATGGTCCGCACTAAAACCGGCTTATCGCAGCAAGCGTTTGCCGAACGCATCAAAACACCAGTCGCCACGCTACGCGACTGGGAGCAAGGCCGATTTACCCCGCCCGGTGGAGTGCTGTGCCTATTAAAGCTCATCGGCAACCACCCGGATTTGATCGGCGAGTTGGATGCCGCATAGCCATGTAGGCAGGACAACGATGGACGAAACCTTGGGCTCGCAGCTGGCGACACAAACCGACTTGATTAAGCTGGAACGCCGCCTGGATGGCATTGACGCTAAAATTGACCGTTTGGATACCCGCATTTCTGGCGAGCTTACCCTATTAAAATGGATGATGGGGCTGGTTCTGGGCGGCATTTTGGCGTTGGTGTTACGGGCGTTTTTTCCGGTATAACATCATCCCATCATTCCAAATTGATGTTATTTATCGTAACCGTTACAATAAATCATATTAAACGTAACGGTTACGATAATGAAAGATTCAGCAGATCAAACAACAATTGACCTTTTCCAAGAAAAACGCCGCGGTCGGCCGATCACAGGATCCGCCAAATCCGCAAAGCAGCGGATGCAAGAATATCGGAAACGTAAAGCAAATAAACAAGCGGACGCGTCAGAAATTACATTAAGTGTCGCTCAGTTTGAAATGCTGATTGAGCAGATAAATCAGTTAACAAAAGAACGCGACGAAGCCATTCAGAAGCTTCAAGATGAGCAAGATAAACCCCTTATATAAAGCCCTCTAAGCCGCATTTTATATAGTGGGAAATAATTGATAAGTAGTTGATTTATAACGGCGTGAACTTTCAATTTAGTGGGAAACAAAACACGCTAACCAATTGAAAAATAATAATGTTGTCCTGCCTTGTGATTCCGGTTGTCGCGGGTTCGAGCCCATACGCATCAAGCTAAGCGCAATCTCTTTGTGTTAAATCCTCCCGGACTAGGTAAGCCAAATCCTTAAAGCTGTCTAAATATGACACTTGTTGGA